TTTAATGATGAGTTTACAAGAGCACAATTTGTAAATATTGTTTCTCCTTTCTTGAGAGAGGTACAAGGACGGCGTGGTATTACAGACTTTAAAGTAGTTTGTGATAGTTCTAATAATACTGGACAAGTTATTGATACAAATAATTTTGTTGGTGATATCTATATCAAACCAGCAAGGTCAATTAACTTTATTCAGTTGAACTTTATTGCCGCACGAACTGATGTATCTTTTACAGAAATTGGTGGATAAGTATTATAAATATATACAAACATAAAGGAGTAATAAAAAATGTCAAGTATCTCAAATTTTAAAAATAATTTTCAAGGTGGTGTGAGACCGAATCAATTTCGTGTCAATATTACCGCACCATTTTTCGGTGGAACGGATCTTGAATTTTTAGGTAAGGCTACTAGCATTCCATCTTCTGTTATCGGACCTATGGATGTTAATTATCGTGGTCGAATCTTAAAAGTCCCGGGTGATCGAACTTATGAGGATTGGACAGTAACAATTTTGAACGATCCTAATTGGCAGAATAGATCATTCTTTGAAAGATGGATGGATGGTATTCAAGATCATACTTTTCCAGTTAGAAATGTAAGTGCAACAAGTGTATATGGTACAGGTACGGTACGTCAACTAGGCCGTGATGGTAGAACGATTGCGACCTATGTTGTTGAAGATATATTTCCTACTAACCTGGCTGCCCTTGAATTAGACATGGGTACTAATGATACACCGCAAGAGTTTGCTGTAACATTTGCAATTAATAATTGGAGAAGTTCTTCAAGTAATGCAATTAATCCTAGTGGTTCTGGTCTTAATGTTGACTTTAATGTTAATGCTAGTATTGGTGGAGTAAATATTAGTTTAGGAACTTAATTTTTGATAAGGGGGAGTTTTCTCCCCCTTAATTTTCATAATGAATAAAGGATAAAAATATGGCTTTCGACTTATTTGGTTTTACAGTTTCAAAGAAAACTACACAAAAAACATTTGTAACACCAGAGAATGATGATGGTGCTATCACTTATGTTGAAGGTGGTGGTTTTGTAGGAACATATTTAAATACAGATATTGATGCAAAGGATGAAAATATCCTTATACAAAAATATCGTGAGATGTCTATGACTCAAGAAGTCGATCTTGCAATCACAGATGTTGTTAATGAAGCAGTTTTGAATGAAGGTGGAAATGTTGGTAACACTACAGTATCATTAACATTAGATACTTTACAACAAAGTGCAAATATCAAGAAAAAAATTATTGATGAATTTAAAACAATAATTAAACTTTTGGATTTTAATAAAGATGGTTATGATACATTTAGAAAATGGTACATTGATGGTAAGATATATCATCACATTATAATTGATCCAGAAAAACCAAAAGAAGGAATCAAAGGTTTAATACCAGTTGATGCACTTGATATTAAAAAAGTAAGAGAAATAAAAAGAACAAAAGATCCTGTTACGAATGTAGAATACACGGATGATATAGAAGAATATTTTTTATATAAACCAGACCAAGCATCAGGGCAGTTATTTCCACATGGTAAACATACGGAAGAAATAAAAGTTTCACCAGATTCTATTTCTTATGTTCATTCTGGAATGATTGATACAGAAAAACAAGTAGTAATTGGTTATCTTTATAAAGCAATCAAACCTTATAATCAGTTGAGGATGATTGAAGATTCACTTGTTATATATCGTTTAGCAAGAGCACCCGAAAGACGAATATTTTATATTGATGTTGGTAATTTACCAAAATTAAAAGCAGAACAATATTTGCGTTCTGTTATGGACAAATATAAACAAAAAGTTGTATACAATGCAACTACTGGTGAAGTTGAAGATCAAAAGAAACAAATGTCGATGTTGGAAGATTTTTGGTTGCCAAGACGGGAAGGTGGAAGAGGTACAGAAATTTCCACGTTACCGGGTGGTCAAGCATTGGGCGAAATCGAAGATATAGAATATTTTAGAAAGAAACTTTATCAGTCTCTTAACATTCCTATTTCAAGAATTGAAGGAACTGAACAAACTGCATTTAATCTTGGTAGAACCTCTGAAATTAATAGAGATGAAATTAAATTTGCAAAATTCATTACCAGATTAAGACAAAGATTTTCTGCATTATTTACAGACATATTAAGAATACAACTTCTACTTAAAGGCATTATTAAAGAGGAAGATTGGTTTGACATTAAAGACACTATAGAATATGTTTGGACTCAAGATTCGCATTATGTAGAATTAAAAGATAATGAAATTTTAAGAGAACGTCTAGAAGTTCTTTCACAATTAGACGAATACATTGGAAAATATTTCTCTAATGAATGGGTTAGAAAAAATCTTCTACGACAAACAGATGAAGAAATTAAACAACTTGATAAAGAAATTAAAAGGGAAACGGGTGAAGATCCTGATGACGCAGAAATTAATCCTGATCTCTTAGACTTCCAAGGACCTTAATTATGAATTCTAGTTTTTTAAAAAATTATAAAAATAAAATTGCACCATCAAATGATGTAAAAAAAATTGATGAGGCAATTGAATATGCTTTTAAATTAACTGACAAACATGGTATTGAAAGAATTAATAAATCAATTTTAGAAGCCTCTATCATGTACAAGATTGATGAAGATGTATTGAGAGAAAGAATAAATGATGACTCTTTTATATTAAACGAAAGGAATAACAATGAGTGATGAATTGAAGGCTAATATTATACAAAATGTTTTAGATAGAAAATTTTCTCGGGCAAATGTTGAGTTTGCTAATTTGATGAAAGATAAAGCATACGCAGCAATTGATGATTTTAAAAACGCATTTAAATATGTTGCAATTGCACAAAAAGAACCAGTAAAAGTTGAAACACAACCTGCAAAAAAAGAAACAACAAAAAAGGAAAAGTAAGTGGATAAAGTAGACGAATGGTATAAAGGTAATGGTACAAGACGCAGATGTACTGGTGGTGATAAAAGAAAACTTTATCTTAAAAAAATATTAGCAAAAACAAATGTTGAAGAAGAGGACGAGGATTCAAAGGAAGTTGAAAATGAAGCATTGTCTTTAAAGGCACGAGCCAAACGTAAACAGTTGATGAAGGCAAAAGGAAAGATCATAGCTAGAAAACGTAAAATTGCTATGAAGAAAAAGGCAAGTCCAGAGAAACTTAAAAAACGTGCTCAAAAAACTGCAAGAGATATGATCGCTAAAAAACTTTTAGGTGGTAAATCTAAATCAGATTTAAATTTTGGTGGTAGAGCATCATTGGAAAAAAAGTTAGATAAGAAAAAAGGTGTAATTAAAAAAATAGCAAAGAAAATTTTACCTAAGATTAAAAAGAAAGAAGCAGAAAGAATGAAAAAGTTAAAAGGAGATGACTAGATGAAATTAATAACAGAACATTCAAACGAAATTGAATATATTGTTGAAGGGAAAAACAAAGAACAATACATCAAAGGAATTTTCATGCAATCTGAGATTAAAAATCAGAATGGCAGAGTCTATCCTTTTTCGGTTCTCAAAAAACAAGTAAGAGCATTTAATGAGAGATTTGTAAAACAAGATAGAGCATTAGGAGAACTTGGACACCCGATGGGTCCAACTGTTAATCTTGATCGTGTTTCTCATATCATTACAGAATTGTACGAAGATGGAAAAAATTTCATCGGAAAAGCAAAAGTTATTGATACACCAAATGGAAAGATTGTAAAAAATCTTCTTGAGTCTGGTGTTCGTTTAGGTGTTAGTTCAAGAGGTCTTGGTTCAATAAAAACAAATAAGGCTGGTGTAAATGAAGTGCAAGATGATTTCGTTTTATCCACGGTTGATATTGTTGCTGATCCTAGTGCTCCTGACGCATTTGTTAATGGTATCATGGAGGGGAAAGAGTTTAGTTTAACGGGAGAAATTGAATATGACATTAAAAATGAAATAAAAAATACCGTAAAATCAAGATTAGAACAAAAGAAGATTGAGTTGTTTAAGGAATTTCTTGGAAATCTCTAATCTTATAAATACTATAGTACATTTAAATATATTTAAAGGAGTAGTATAATGGCTAATAAAAAAGCTGAAGAAAATGGACAAGTTGAAGAAGAAGCTGAAATGATGGAAGATGCGAAAATTGAAAAAGAAATTGAAGAAGGATCTAAGAAAAAAGCCGTAAAAGAAATGGAAAAAGACCATGACCATGAAGATGAAGAAGAAATGGAATCTAAAAAATCTGTAAAGGAAATGGGCGATAAAGACCATGACCATGAAGATGAAGAAGAAGAAATGGAATCTAAAAAATCTAAAAAAGAATCTAAGAAATCTAAGAAGGAAGAAGGATATGATGATGATGAAGAGGATGAAATGGAATCTAAGAAGGAAGAAATCGAAGTTAATGTTGACGAAGATGTTGCAGCATTGATTGATGGTGAAGAACTTTCTGAAGAATTCAAAACAAAAGCAGCAACGATTTTTGAAGCAGCTGTAAAATCCAAGATTGCTAAGATTCGTAAACAAATCCGGGAAGAAAATAAGAAAGAGCAAGACGAAAGAATTGCATCCATGCAGGAAGAAATGACTGATAATATGGATAAGTATCTCAGTTATGCAACAAAAGAATGGATGGAAGAAAATAAACTTTCAGTTGAAACTGGTGTACGCAACGAAGTTACAGAAAGTTTCATCAAAGGTTTAAAGAAATTGTTTGAAGAACATTATATTGATGTTCCAGAAGAAAAAGAAGATGTATTTGAAAGTCTAGTGGTCGAAGTTGCAGAACTCGAAGAAAAACTAGACGCACAAACCGAGAAGCACATGGATACCGTGAAAGAATTAAATAAATATAAGGCTACTCATATTTTTAAGACCGTTTCGGAAGGAATGGTTGATACTGATATTGAAAAATTTGCTGAACTAACAGAAGATGTTGATTACGATACTGATGAACAGTATGCAGAAAAACTCAATGTTATCAAAAATAGTTATTTCAAATCAGATAAGAAAGACGAAGTTGTAGATAATAAGAAAACTGCTGGCACTAACAATCCTGTTGTAGATGGAGCAAGTGATACTCGAATGGATAGTGTTATGAGTGCAATTTCACATTTATCTAAAAAGAAATAATGGGACAAGTGAGATATAACTTAAATTAAAAACTCAACAAGGAGTAGTAAAATGTATTTATCCGAAACTATTTCTGAGAAGTGGCAGCCCGTAATGGAGCATAAAGACCTTCCAGAAATTAAAGACGCATATCGCAGAGATGTTACCTTGCGTTTGTTGGAAAACCAAGAAAAGTTCTTGGCAGAAGCTGCACCAACAAACTCTACTGGTGGTAATGTCGATAACTGGGATCCTATTCTGATCTCTTTGGTTAGACGTTCTATGCCTCAAATGATCGCTTATGACGTTTGTGGTGTTCAACCAATGACTGGCCCAACGGGTTTGATTTTCGCAATGAAATCCCATTACACAAATCAATCTGGTGGTGAAGCATTTGGTGCTGCTGGAACTGGTGCAGACGAATCAGATACGGACTTTGCAGGACGTAACGCTGCTGGTAATGTTGGTTCTACTAATGCTCATGTAACGACTGACGGAACGAACAATCCGTTTGCTGGTACATGGACATATGGAACTGGTATGACAACTGCCCAGGCTGAAGCACTTGGCGATGCTAGTGGTAACGCATTCGCAGAGATGGCATTTACGATTGAAAAAACTTCCGTAACTGCAAAATCCCGTGCTTTGAAAGCAGAGTACTCAACTGAATTAGCCCAAGACTTGAAAGCTATTCATGGTCTTGATGCTGAAACAGAATTGGCAAATATTTTGTCAACTGAAATTCTTCAGGAAATTAACCGGGAAGTTATTCGTACTATCTACACCGTTGCTAAAGATGGTGCTCAGACTGATACTACGACTGCTGGTACTTTTGATCTTGATACTGACTCTAACGGACGTTGGTCTGTTGAGAAGTTCAAAGGTTTGATGTATCAAATTGAACGTGATCGTAACGAAATCGGTCATTCAACTCGCCGGGGTAAAGGTAACTTTATGATTTGTTCTGCTGACGTTGCTTCTGCTATGTCAATGGCAGGTATGTTAGAATCTGGTCATGCGTTGAACGTAGATGATACTATGTCAACATATGCTGGAATGATGAACGGAATGAAAGTTTACGTTGATCCATACTATGCAACTGCAGCTGGTCATTTCTATGTACTTGGTTATAAGGGTGCAAGTCCTTATGATGCTGGTATTTTCTATTGTCCATACGTTCCACTACAAATGGTTCGTGCTATGGGTGAAAACACCTTCCAACCGAAAATCGGTTTCAAGACTCGCTACGGCATGGTTAAGAATCCTTTTGTTGGTACTGGTGGAGAAACCATGACAGCAGATCAAAACCAATATTACAGAAAAGTAAAAGTAGCAAACTTGATGTAATTTTAGTTTTACTAAATCGAGGGATGGGGAATTTTCCCTGTCCCTCTTTTTTTTTGGAGATGACTATGTACGAATATAAATCAAAAGTTGTAAAGGTTGTTGATGGTGATACAATAGATGTTGACATCGACCTTGGATTTGATGTTGTTCTTTCAAAACAAAGAATTCGATTGTATGGTATTGATACTCCTGAATGTCGTACAAGAGATGAAAATGAAAAATTTTATGGAAAACTTTCAGCAGATTTTCTCAAAAAATATTGCCGCAAAGGTTCATATATAATTCTAAGAACCCATTTAGATAAAAAGGGAAAATTTGGTAGAATACTTGGTGAAATTATAGTTGATGATGTCAACATAAATCAACTAATGGTTAAAGAAAACATGGCAGTCGAGTATCACGGGCAATCCAAAACTATGATAGAAAAAGAACATCTTTCCAATAGGTCAATCCTAGTTAGAAAGGGACATCATTATTTAAATCCAAAAGGGTAACTTTTTCCTTGACAGGCTGCTTTTTCTATGTTACTATTTCTATGTGGGTAGGTTGATATTATAAATACATATATAATAATAATTAGAGAGTTATAAGATGGCATTAACACCAAATGAATTAAATCAATTAAATGTTGTAAGCTTTCAAACGAATTTTAATAGATTACCAAATGTAAATTTCTTTTGTCAAAGCGTCAACATTCCTTCAATGTCTTTAGGAACATTTCTGCAAACTACTACATTTATGGATCAACCTGTTGAGGGTGATACATTAACATTGGAACAGCTTAATATAGGTTTTTATGTTAATGAAGATTTGTCGAATTACTTAGAGATATATAATTGGATGATCGCTCTTGGTTTTCCAGATAATTATTCCCAGTTTTCCTTGAAGAAAAATGTTAATGATGCTGGAGACAGTACGACATTATTAAGATCCGATATGAATGTTATATTGAATACTAATAAATCCAATCCAAATTTTTCCGTTACATTTAAAGACGCATTTCCAGTAGCTCTGGGTGCAATTAATCTAGACGTACAAAATACTACTTTAGAACCAATTGCAGTAGAGGCTTCTTTTGCTTATGCTGGATCATTCACCATAGAAAAAACAAATTAATTTTATGTGGCCAGAGTTCCAGTTCGATATTAAGCAACAAGGGGAAATCAACGATCCTAACAGTATATTTGGGTTTGGATTGTTCCTTACATTCCGTTGGTATTTTTGATATACTTAACGTATGAAAATTGATGAAATAAAAATAATGATTGACAAGGATGCAAGATTTCTTAGAGAAGAATCTAATATTGATATTGCATCATTATCTGTACCAGAATTGTGTGCGAAATATCATCAACTTATATATGATGAAACAATGTCTTTAAATTATTTCAGAACCGAATACAAAATTATAAAAAAGAATAGATGGTTATATTATACAGGGAAGGCCGATCCTGAAGTATATGAGAAACATCCATTCAATTTAAATATATTAAAAGCAGACATTGATAAATTTCTTGATGCTGATGATGAGTTAAATGTTATCTCATTAAAAGTGAAGGCACAAGAAGAAAAAATAAATCTATTAACAGAGCAAGTAAAATCCATTATGAATTTATCTTTCAATGTTAATAATGTTATAAAATGGAAAAAGTTTTTAAGTGGTGAGTTAGGATGATTGCTGTAGGAAAATTAAATGAAACTTTTTTACAAGTGTCTTGCGAAAGGCATATCGCATATGAATTGAATGAATACTTTTCATTTAAAGTACCCAACTTTCAATTTCATCCAAAATTCAGAGCAAAAATATGGGATGGAAAGATACGTTTATTCAATATACAAACTGGTCAAATGTATCTTGGTTTATTTCCATATTTAAAAGAATGGGCAACCAAGCATTCTTATGAATTGCAAAGTGATATAATAGAAGCTAGAAAAATTCATGGAATGGATTTGGAAGGCATAAAAACATTTTTTGATTCTTTAAACCTTCAATCAAAAAATAATCCCATTATCCCCAGAGATTACCAAATCGAATCATTTTTACATTGTGCAAAATCTGAACGTGCGTTGTTGTTATCACCAACCTCATCAGGAAAAAGTTTAGTTATATATTCATTAATTAGATGGTATCAGCAATTCATCCATGATGATAAGATATTAATATTGGTGCCAACTACGAATCTTGTAACACAAATGTACAATGACTTCAAAGACTATTCATCTAAACAATCAGAGTGGAATGTAGAAGAACAATGCCATGTTATATATTCTGGAAAAGAAAAAGAATCTGATAAACAGATATATATAAGTACTTGGCAATCATTATACAAATTAGGCAAACCATATTTTCAGAATTTTGGAATGGTAATTGGTGATGAGGCTCACTTATGTAATGCACAAAGTCTTAAAAACATTCTAGAAAAGATGGTTAATTGTCGATATCGTTTTGGAACTACGGGAACAATTACTGATTCCAAGACTAATAAATTAGTACTAGAAGGACTATTTGGTAAAACATATCAGGCAATAACCTCTAAAGAATTAATGGAAGATAAACACATATCTGATTTAAAAATTGAGTGTTTATTGTTAAAATATAATGATGAAGAAAGTAAGGCATTAAAGAAAGCAACATATAGAGAGGAAATAGATTTTATAGTTTCCAATAAGAAAAGAAATGAGTTTATTGCAGACCTGGCATTAGCAAGAAAAGGTAATATTTTAATTTTGTTTAATTATGTAGAGAAACATGGTAAAGTTTTAGAAAAGATAATTAAACATAAATTGCAATTAAATATTGCTTTAGCAAACCAAGAAGATAGAAATGTCTTTTTTATTGCAGGTGAAACTTCTGTTGAAGATAGAGAGAACATAAGACAGATGGCAGAAGTTGAAAATTCTATCATAGTTGCATCATCGGGTGTTTTATCTACTGGTGTTAATATTAAAAATTTACAATCATTAATATTTGCACACCCATATAAAGGTAAGATAAGAAATCTTCAATCTATTGGTAGAGTTTTACGATTGGATGATAAAGACAACAAGGCTATCTTGTTTGATTTAGTCGATGATTTATCATGGAAGAAGCATCAAAATTATGGTATTAAGCATTGGAAGGAAAGAGTTAAAACTTATACAAACGAACAGTTTGATTATAACTTTAGAGAAATAACTTTATAGAAGGACAAGTAGATGGGAAAAACATATAGAAACAATATTAAGAATAAGTTTGAAAAGAAAAAATTTAATAATCTTAAAAAGAAACAAAAACAAAATTTTGTAGAGGGTGAAGAAGATGAATCAATACAAGAAGAACTCGAAGAATTGCAAAAGGTGCGAGAAAAAAACGAAACATGAAAACAAGTCTGAAGGTTTTGCAGGAACGATTTATTATGAAGATTGGGTTTGTGTTGAGTGTGGATGTTATAATTTAATTCCAAAAAAAGGTGAGCCAAAATTTGTAACAGAATATTGTATTAACGCATAGAGGACAAGACAATGTATTATGACGAAGATGGAAATCATGGTGGAGTAGATATTAAGATCAAGATGGTGAACAAGAGTGATAACCCATTACCAACATACGCAAAGACAGGAGATGCTGGTATGGATATTTGTGCAAGTGAGGATGTGTGGATAAAACCTTTTAACAAAGCACTTATTCCTACTGGACTGTATGTTGAAATTCCATATGGTTATGAAATACAAATAAGGTCTAGGTCTGGTCTTGCATGGAATCATGGTATTAATGTTATGAATTCGCCTGGCACTATTGATTCGGGTTATCGTGGTGAGATTAAAGTGATTTTAAACAATCACCACTTTCAACGATATGATGTTCAAAAAGGTGAACGTATAGCACAAATGGTTATCGCACCAGTAACGGTTGCGAAGTTTATTGAAGTACCTTCTCTTTCGGATTCAGAACGTGGTGAGGGTGGATTTGGGAGTACAGGAAAATGACAGAGAAAAAAGATAAGTCAAAACATTATGTTGACAATGATAAATTTTTTACAGAGATGAAAAAATGGAAGCAGAGAGTTATTGATAATCGTGAAGTTGAAGAAGATGATCCCCCTACTACTGAATACATGGGTGAGTGTTTTCTAAAAATTTGTGAACATCTTGTCATGCGTCCTAATTTTATAAATTATACATTCCGAGATGATTTGATTTCTGACGGTATTGAGAATTGTTTGTTATATGCTCACAATTTCAATCCAGAAAAATCGAAGAATCCTTTTTCATATTTTACACAAATTATTCATCATGCTTACGTTAGGAGAATTGTTAAAGAAAGAAAATTGATGCACATTAAATATCTTCTTGTAGAAAGAGAAGGTATATTAAATGAAATAAATGCCGATGGTGAGGATAATAAGAAAATGACAAAAGAATGGGTTGATTATTTACGAACCCATGAAAAATATGCTGTGAATCCGAGTAAAAAGAAGAAAAATAAGTCTAATTTGGAATTATGTTTTAAATAACATTTTTCCTTGCATTTTCATAAAACTTGTAGTATAATGTTTTCTTTGGAGACTTTAATGGAATACCATGTCATGTCGTTTGAAGAATGTCCGAAATGCAAAGCGTATGAAGATAATCATAGATTTAGAAATTGTGGGTTTTCGATAGATCAAAAATTAGATGGTACAGTAATACAAAATTTTGAATGTACAAGATGTAATCATACATGGGAGAAAATACATAATGCAAATAGTCCTAATAACGGATCAACATTTCGGAGGGAAACAGGACAGTCTGAACTTTTTAAATCACATAAAGAAATTTTATGAGGAACAATTCTTTCCTTACTTAGAAGAAAATAACATTCATACAGTCATTGATTTAGGAGATACATTTGATAGAAGAAAGTTTGTAAATTTTAACATCTTAAATGAAGTAAGACAATTTTATTTTGATGTGTTTGAAGAACGTGGTATTAAATTACATTCTATTGTAGGGAATCATTCTACCTATTATAGAAATACTAATAGTGTAAATAGTTCTGATTTGCTTTACGGTCATTATAAGAATGTAGAAACATATCCATCACCCCAAACAATATCTATTGATGGTACACTTATTGATTTAATTCCTTG